GGAAGGCACTGGGGGCAGAGGACGTTGGTGCCGGGGTGAATATGTTGGTTGCTGGGAATGACAAGGAGCCTGGAGGCGTCAAGACCACTGTTGGTGACGTGGGCGTGGTGGTGGACTTCGTGCCCGCGAAGTTCAGACCAGGCCCCCAGGTCGTTGAGGGGGAGGGCGCAGAGGTTGTCAATTTTAAGGGTGGGATGAAGGAATCTTTTCTCTTTGCGGCCGCGGGTGAGGAGGGAAAGGATGGAGGATGTCTTCTTGTTGTTACGACCTTCAAGGGGGTCGGAGTGGTAGATTTTGATGGTGTCCTGCCAGGGTTCTCTGATTGACTGCCTGGGAGCCTTGTGCTTGGTGAGAGCCATGGAGTAGGGCACGTAGTGCCTGCAGACATCGTCTGTACTTACATCCACGGTGCAATGGCTGCTTACATTTATTGAGTTGCAAGCAGTGGGGTCAACGAAGTTGACAAGCCCCCAGGCGTAGCACAGGGTCACAGAGGGGTAGGCAGGGAGGTCCGGCCAGTGGCCGGTGACTGCTTTAGCACAATGGTGATAGCAGTATCCATCGTCGTCGGGATCGATGGTGACAATTCTACCGTCGGGGTAGTTGCCATGGACTGTCGCCAGCCCGTGCTCGACGAGCGAGCCTTTGAACTCAGCGGCGTTGGTGTATTGCCGAGTACAAATGCACCAGAGAACATAGTGTTTCTTGGTGAAGCCCGCCAGCTCGGCGAGGACCCCCTGTGTGTAGGGGTTCAAGGATATGTCATTGCCCAAATAAAAGAAGATCATGTTTTTGAGGGCAGAGAAGAAGCCCACATCAGGGGACTTCTGGATATGGGTGACCATGTAGCTGAGCACTTGGGTTGAGTAGTACCTCCGCACCATGGTGCTGATGAGCAGGGCCAGCACTATGTGATCAAAATCATCTGGGTTGAGACTTATACCACGGTTTATCATGTGGTTGCCAACTGTGATTGTGAATGTGGAGGCACTGATGTACGAACCGGCTGTTTGGCGTGACATGTCTTTGTCTGCGCGGTTGCTCAGGAACTGCCCACATCGGTTATATATGTCGGTGGGCAGCTCGTAGTACTTGAGGTTTTTAATAGAGCTCAAGAGGCCCGCTGCAGTGTTGATGCTGAACGGGGTCATGTTGGCTGACCTGCGGAGGATAGGCAGGAGTGCAGCTATGTCCGGGATGCGGACAGTGTCTCTTTTGTAGGGGGTGAACCTCCTGATGAGGACATCCGCTGAGGTGCATCTGTACACCTCGACAATTGCAACGGGGCCGTAGTTTCTGACTATCTCGAAACTAAGGCTAAAATCACGCCCGTTGTGGACCGGGCTGTTTAGCCAGGAGATCCAAGTGTCGTAATCATGGGTGTATGAGAAGGACAGGTCGGGCATATGCATGTGGATTTTGTTGCCGATTCTGTCGAACTCATAGGAGCAGCCAGTGGCCTCGTCCGTGAAGTTCGCTCCCATAATCAGGGGGGTGGGGAGGAACAGGGCGAAGCGACCTCGAATGGCCGAATGTTTTGCAAAAATGTCGTAGACATCCTTGTATGTGAGGTCATGCGCCACCATGTTGGCGTAGACGTAATCAGCAGGGACATCGCAAGAACCAGCGCCGGAGGAATGATGGGCGAAGTTGTTGAGTATGTCTGC